GTTGCTTAGGTCGAAACCCATTGGTGCCTCCTGTTATTTAGTGAACGTAATGAACGGTTTGCCATTACGGGCTTGTAAGTTGATGACCTTCTCGCCTTGGAATAGACCATACTTGACCCCATTCATGAAGGCAAGAACCGCGGACTTGTGTGCCTTGAATTGTGTCTCCCAATACTCAGACTCGGACTTAGCCTGGAGCAAGTTAGCCCATAAGGATCCAAGCTCAATCTCACCCTCCTGGAGACCATCGGATAGCTGCCTGACTGTCTCATAGGTAGATTCGCTTCCGTCGTAAGCTGGAGCTGTATCTGTGTCTAGGAAGCCGTAGAAGGCCTGTAGGCGGGTTTTCATCTCTTTGACAAGGGAATCATCCCGAACGACCTCAAACTCCTTCCAATCGCCTCCTGCGACCGCTACGACTATAGCCCGCTTTAGACCAAGGACGGATAGGTAATGTTGAACTTGAAGGTTATAGTGCTCTGGAAGCTGATCCCAATACATCCGGGAGAACTTGATTTCAAGGACTCCAAGGGAACCGTCTGCCCATTCGATTATGCCGTCCACGTTAGCCACGGACTTTGGGTCTTCGATGCTTGCCCAAGTTCCAGTCTCGTGAACCTTTAGCCATTCTTTATTGTTATCTGCGAATAGCTGTCTAATGACAGGTTCAAAGGCCGTGCCCATTTGCATAGCCATAGTTGCTGGAAGGTCTTGCCATTGTTTACCGGACTTTTCCATGAACAATGTGTAAGCGGACTTCCAAGGGTTCTTATCCATTACGGACGCGATGTCGGAACCGCCGATTCCCCTGCGGGCTTCGTGCCATTCCAGACTGCCAGGCTCAAAAGTGCCTAGATACTTTGCGAAGCCTAGAGCTTCAATTTTCTGTGTGATTTCCATGCCGTCATCCTAATAGATGATTCGGACATTTACTTCTTAGGGTTGCCGGGTTTTGCGTTAGCTATTTTGCCGAAGGACTTGTTTATCTCATTTGGGTCGATTTTGCCGTCTGCCAGGTAAGCCCTAGCTAGTTCTTGGGATACGTCGATAACTCCAGCGAACGCTGCCATGGCAATAGCCTGGGTAACTTCTAGACCGATTGCAGCTCCACCAACGAAGATTCCAGTCACCTTTAGAATGATGACCGCTAGGGTTCTACGGATAATGTCTAGCCACATAGTTAGCTTACCTTCAATACTTGACCGATAGAGATTTTGTTCTTGTCTTTGATGCCGTTTAGTTTGACTAGCTCTGCAACCGTAGATCCATGAGCCTTAGCTATCTTGGTTAGGTTGTCACCTTTGACTACGGTGTAAGTCTTAGCAGCCTTGTTAGGTTTTGCAGGAGCTTTGGCCTTGCCAGGAGCTTTCACAGGTTCAGCCTTTGGAGCTGGTGCTGAAACATAAGTCTCGAAGTCTAGGTTTCCAACTGCCATGGTTGGAGATCCACCGCGACGGAATGACAAGTGCAAGTGTGGGCCATAGCCGTTTTCAGAGCCTAGACCTGATGCACCGGACAGACCAATTCTTTGACCTTGTTTGACTTCTTGACCTTCGATTACTTCGATAGATTGCAAGTGAAGATAGTCAGCGTTGAAGCCTCCAGGGAAGCTCATAAAGATCATGCGACCTCCACCGCCTCGGAAGGTTGGAACGATACCAGTAACAATTCCATCGGCTATTGCCTTTACTACAGTTCCCATTGGAACGGCGTAGTCTGTGCCAGGGTTGCGCGATGGCGGGTTAGTGCGTCCCTTGTGTCCGTCAAAGCTATCGGTGATTTTGCCTTCAACTGGTCTAATCCATGTTGTCATTAGAACGCTCCTATGTTTGTAGTTACTAAGCCAATCATTGTAAGAATTGCTGCACCTAATCCTGCGTAAGCTACACGCTCAATCCAGAATAATCTGGCTAGTGTGAGTTCAACTTCACGAAGACGGTCTGGAACATCGTCCAGGTGATCTAGCTTCTGTAGAACCTTGACTAGAATCTCGCCGTGTTCGAGTTGCTTCTTGTAGATATCAGCTTGCGTAATGCGAACCGAGTTTGTTTCCTCGGCCATTATGCACTTAGCCCGAAAGCTACCTCGACCTCTTCGACCGTTAGACCAAGAGCTTCTAGTTTTGCAATAGCGGAAGACTTAGCGTCAATCTTCGCCTGTGCTTCGATTGTTAGTTCAGCTTGAACTTCTTGCCATAAATCAGAGAGTTCTTCTTCACTTGGCTTAGGTGATTCACTTAGCCAGGTAAGTCCTTCATATGAATCTCCATTTAGAACCCATTCTTGACCTGAGTACTTTTTGATAAGGATTGTTGCGATATCCATTAGGCAGCCACTTCCATAACAGTAATAGTTGAAATAGTTCTAGAAAACGAAACAGCATCGGTATCTGTCCTGCTTCGGTTTATAAAAAGACTGTTTCCAGCAGTAACAACATTTACCAGTCCTTTGACACTATACGTTGTTGAGCTAGTTGTGCTTGGTGAATCAAGAAACGAGAATGTAGCAACCTGAATATCTCCTGCCGAAGAAGTTTGTGTTCCAGCGAATCCAGCAGCTACTCTACTTCCAGCAGAAGCCGGAACAAATAAGTTAGTAGAACCTCTAAAAAGGCTTAAGGACTTACCTGCTTCTACTTGAGAGAAAGCTGCACCGACTTGTGCAGTAATCAATATTTTGCTAGTTGCACTTGAAGGGGTAATAGATACTGCAAGATTAGAGATGTCTTGATAAGTGGCTGCAGTAATTGTTGTAGTGTCTGTTTTAACTTGCGTAATTACCTGCAAGATTTTCCCGCTACTAAGGGGAACCCAAGCTGATCCGTTGTAATTCTCGTAACGGTTTACATCTTCTAGCCAGGTAAGCATTCCTTCAACCGGAGCGGTCAAAGCTGCACTTCTCGCTGTCGAGTTGCTGAATACCATAACCGATTGATTCATCAAGTTATCGTTGATCTCGGATGCGTTCAATACGCTTCCGTTAGTAAATACTTTGTAAGCCACTAGGCTTCCTTCCATAGTTCGAGTGTCGTGAACCAGTTATCTACATCGATGCGATGAGAGACCTTGATTATAGTGTAGAATCCGACGATGTCTAGCTGACTATTAGTATAGCTGACACCTACCGTCATTCCCGGTGTAAACACCGCTGCGTTAGTCAAAGTCCCTAGTCTGTCTATTGAAGGAGTTTGAACCCGGTTCACTTGGTTAGCTGATCGGTGATTGAATACCCGGTCTGCCCAGTTGTTTAGTTGTGCTTCGCTTGTGGTGTTGATTGCTATGTCGATAGCGGCTTCACCGTATAGATCTATAGAGTCCTGGTCTTTACGCTCGACAAAGATTGTATCGTCAGAGGTTAAGGACACTCTTAGAGAGTTGTAAACAGCATCTGCATCCGAGAAGACGTTGATCTCACTCATGCAGAGATGGTAATCGTCCTCGTGATTGTTACCGATTATGAAGGTCGTTGGAGTTCCAGCCTGGACTCCGGTGCGGTGAATAACTACAAGTTCTTCGGTATCTTGATCTAGCCAAACCAAACCATTACCAACCAATAGGGCTTCGTTTACGACGGAGCTGACTAAAACGTTAGTTTCATCTACTACTGGAATCTGACCGCCGACATGAACCGAAGCTGGCGATAGACCTAAACCAGAATAGATACCTACAAGTTCCCAAACTTCGTCTACATGGATGTGCGTTCCAAAGCCTGTAGTATCCCAGACTGCGAATCGAGAGTTCACTAAAGACTTGTAAGCATCAAAGCCTGTGATTTGAATCACGTTAGGCCCATCCGGGAAGTAAGTGACATCAATTGTATCTATGTAACCTTGGAATAGAATACGGTCTAGTTCATCATCCTCCAGGCGAATACGAAACTTTGTGTTAGCTCGAATGTTCTTGTTTACAGTTGGGTCTAATTCATAGCTTTGAAGAGTTAGGTTAGCCGTGGCTGGTTCTGGTTGAAAGTTTACGGAGTCTTCAAGTGATCCACCTACTGAGATGTTTGCCCTGGCTACGGAGCATTGGACTTCCTGCCACTTTAGACCGGAGCTAGGAGCTAGAACGTCATCCCCGCCTAGAAGTGATACTCCAAGAATAAACTCGCCAAAGCCACCAAGGACATCGGTTCCACCTAGTAAAGAGATTCCAAGAATGAATGAGTTACCCTCTTCGTCTGGAGTTAGGAACTCGACCTTTAGGTTTTGATCTATTGCAAAGTTAGGAATCATCGCGCTCTAATTAGGTTGGTTCCACTTGCCCGGTTAGCGCGGTTGATTGCGTCCGCTATCTCTTTAGCTGTTGCATCGGTTCTAACGCTTATGTTGTTAGTAATTGTTGGAGCTGGTGTTTTGAATGCCTCTCCAAATAAGGTTCCGGCTCCCTGGTATCTTTGACCTCCAGACAGAATCTCAGCGTTTTGGATTACTTGCTGACCTTCCATAAATCCACCAGCAGCAGATCCAGCAAGAACCGCTCCTGTAGTTGCAACGGCAGAACCGCTAACGAATGCGGCAATACCAGCTGCAGTCTTAAATCCATTTACGGCTACGGTTGCTAAGTTCCATGCGGTAGTGACTCCACCGATTGCAGCAACCATTGGAAGTAACCAATCCTTATTAGCGTCTACCCATTTCACGGCTTCAATCATCTCTTCAATAATTGCAACTATGCCGTCCACAATCTCCTGGAGCTTAGCCTGACCTTCTGGGGTAGCTAGCCAATCGGAGAACTCATTCAGAATTGGAAGCAAGGCCATTCCGACTTGCTCTTGCATCTCTCCAAAGATAATGTTCATGCGTTGGTAAGGGTCGGTATCGGCTGCCGCTTCTGCAGCTCCAGCGAAAGTCTTCTCTAGTTCGCTAAGTGGATCATCGACTCCTCGAAGGGAAGGGATGAGCTTTAGAAGAGCGGTGTCTTGACCTGCTAGGGACTTAGCCATAGCTTGGGTTACGGAGTCTAGGTCTTTACCAGTTGCAGCGGAAGTATCTAACGCAATTTGAAGGTAACGGTTTGACTTAGTAACGTCTCCGGTTGCTATGAATAGCTTTTGGAATGCTGGTCTTAGAATGTCATCGGCTACGGATGTTTGAAGCTGCATAGCCTTTATGGATGCTTCGGCTTCTGCTACGGTTGCAGCGGTTGCCTTCCCGGTGTTCTCCATCGCAATAGCTAGGAGTTGCTGGGACTTGACATCCTCGACGGCTGCCTTTGCAGCTTGCTCGAACTGGTCTTTGATGAAGCCTAAGGAGAAACCGACACCGATAGCTCCAAGGGCTTTGATCATGCCGCTAGAGATTGCGCTGGTAGTTTTGTTCAGGCCTTCTAGAGATCCTTCTGCACCTTTAGTTGCAGCGGTGAGCTTCTTGAACTCTCCAAGAATCTCTACATTTAGAGCTAAGGTTCCGGCCATGCTAATCCTTTTTGACTGTCTGTATGAACGCTAAATACTCGCCCATAGTAAGAGCTTTGTATTCCGACGGACTTATGTTGAAGAACCGACAGAATTCCGCCATACGTTTAGCGGATAGCTCCCTTATTCTTTTTTTTCTTCATCACCCTTGATCATGCCAAGAGCTTCTTTCAAACTTACCTTTTTAGCGTCTTCCATTTTGTAGTTAGGGTTATCCCTTTTTAGGACTACCCAAACAAAAGCTGCAAGGGCTTTGCCTTTAGGCTTACCGTTGCTAAACGCTTCATCGATTCCCGAGTTAGTTAGGTTCTCGATTAGTTCTACTTCTTCAAGAGTCAAACTCTCAAAATCAAACTTGTTCATTCTGTGTTCTCCTTATGGTGTGCGGTTTGAATACTTCTGGAATAGCTTTTCCATGTTATCAAAGAACGCCTTGTAAACCTGACTTCTAGTCCTAGTTAGTGCGTTGCTAAAGAATGGCCTAGGTCTAATGTTCTTAGCCTGGAGATTCTTCCGGTCGTAGTTCCAACCAAAGTGAATCGGGTTAGCGTAGGGAACGGATGAATTGTTACCCGCGCTAACTACAACTTTTCTAGCTACTTTTCTAGCTTTGATTGTTGCCCGGAGTCTTCCGGTGCGAACTGGAACTAAGGTGCGGCCCGAACTAGCTACGATCTCTCCAGCTTCTTGGGAAGCCTGTCCGATTTCAGCGGAAGGAACCCCAATAGCTCGAAGTGCTCGAACGGCATCGTTTAGGCCAACAACCTTAACTCCGTTAGCCATGGTTAGGCTGCTGTTACGATCTCTACTCCGAAGTATTTGTTAGTTGCTGGGTCGTGAGGAGTGTTCTTCACGCGCAAGGTAACAGAGAACAGAGCGGTCTCGTTGCTGTTTAGGCTTAGAGGTGGAAGCTCGTTGAATACTGCAACACCTTCGTAGTGAGGAGTGTCAGCGGTTGGAGTAGCGTTTCCGTTTGGAGCAATTACGAATGCAACTTCGGTTCCATAGTTGTCCCATAGAACGCGGTAAAGGCTGGTGTCTTCGCCAGAAGTAATTCCGTCTAGCTGTAGAGCCCATTCTCCACCAACGCGAACTTCGCAGAAGGTCTGAACATCGCCAGGTGCGTCACCTAGAGTTAGCTCAACCATGTTAGCGTCGCATGCGTAGTCGGTTGCTCCGATTTTGAAGATAATGTTTTGTGCTTTGATTCTTGTTGAAGCGGCCATGGTGGCTACCTTTCTAAAGTGTGATGTCTAGCTGAACGTATAAGTTCGCTGCTAGATACTCGGCGTTATTTGTTTGTAAATTGTAAGGCTGGTTTACCGAAGTTATCCGAACGTATTTCAAAGGTTCGATAGCATTCAGAACATCCTCGATTAGCTGATCTAGGTTCTCCGTTGCCTTTTTGTTAGTCGCGGTAGAAGCTACCAAAACTAATTCAAGTCCAAGACTCCATTCACCAAACTGTGCGGTCTGCAAGTAAGGCTGGGCGGAGTTGATGATGACGATTGGAGGGGTTATTCGTTCCGGGATGTATTCCAGAACATTCAACCCTGCGTCCGCTAATTCAAGTTTGAACTCGACCTTAGTGGCGTTGATCTCGCTCATACTGCATAGCCTACGTATCTTTGAAGCAACGGGTAAACCGCGTTCATAGGATCCTTGGCAACTCGGATGGGAGCACCATCGAAGCTAGCGAATTGAGCAACTCCGTTAGGAGCGGAACGACGGTGGAAGAGTTCCGAGCTAGTTATTAGGACAGCCTGATCGTGCAACGAGACCGGAACGGTCGTTACTGCACCAACATACTTAGTCACTAAAGCAAGTCCGGCGGTGAGACATTCTTGGGGGAATGTAGTCTCATCCGTTCCGACATAAGCCTGAAACTCTTCCAACGTCACAGCCATTTATAGACCTATTACGCTACTACGTCTAGCTCAACGATTGCAGCTGGGAATGGCACGGTGATTGCCATGTAGCCGTAAACGGAGATGCTGTCGGTTAGGGTTGTGATGTCATCGGCAGTCAAGCGAACTGGAGCACCTGGAGACTCTAGAGTCTGTAGTGCACGGCTGTTTGCCACGTATGCCTTTGTAGCAGTCATAGCTGGGTCTACGATGATTGGTAGTCCCATGATCTGACCGGATAGTCCTGGAACGTTAGCTGAACCAAGGTTGTTGATTCCTGCTCCGTCTACTAGAACTACTGGACGGCCATCTTCACCCTGAACCGATAGAAGGAACTTGAATGCAGTTGTTCCTACAACGATTGCCTCTGGACGTAGTCCGGAGTTCTTGAAGATGTAAGTAGAAGCGTCGGTTAGACCTGCGATTAGAGCTGCAGAAGTTCCTGCAGATACATCGAATACCTTACCTGTGTAGCTTAGGCCCTGAACCTTGGCAACTAGAGCTGCGTTGGTTGCGTTAGCGTAAGCGATTGACAAGCCCTGTAGAGCGGTGTCTAGGTAGTTTACGGATGAACGCTGGATGGTCTGCTTGCTCATTGAAGTGTATCCACCGTAAGTGATTACATCTGCAGATACTGAATCGATTGTCAAGTTACCGAATGATAGCTCTTCGTTCTCTGGGTTCTGAACGCCAACTGCAAGAGTGTTAGCTGATACCTGTGCGAACTCTACGGTTAGACCGTTTGCTGGAAGTGCAGCGCGAGAGAACACGGATAGAGCTGGGCGGTTGGTGTCGATCAAGTTGTTGATGAAGCCCAAGAAGCCTGGTAGGGCAACGGTGTCAGCGGAAGTTGAAGCGTCGCGGGCTAGTGCCTTTGCGTCTTCGTCTCCGGTAACTAGAGCCTTAGCGAACTCGCCTTGTGAGCGGAACTTGTGTGATGCTGGTGTTGCGTTAGCGACGGTCTGACCTGCTTCGATAACTCGGCGCAATTCTGCAACCTCGTCCTGAACGGTGCGAACGTCAAGTTCAATGTTTTCCATTGTTTCACTTTCTGTTTCATTAGGAGTCTCTGCAACCTCTTCGACCTCTTCGGTCTCTGATTCGCTACGGACTTCGGTTATTTTTGCGCCTTCAAAGGCTGGGAAGGGAACTACTGAAACCTCTTTGAGATCCACTAGCTCTCTAACTATCGTTTGGCCTTCCTTCCGGTCTTTGACCGGGAAGAATCCAACCGAGAATCGATTTAGGACGCCGTCCTGTAGTAATGTGTAAACTTCGTTTCCGCGAACTGTGTCGCTGATTCTAGCCACAATCTCGAAGCCTTCTTCGGTGTCGCGTCCTTCTAGAACTTTACCGATTGGTTCTTCGTGACCATAAAACAACTTTACGTCTTCGATTGTCTGAATTGCTCCAGCTTCAAAGCGTTCTTTCAAGTTTCCAGTTAGGTCAATCTCTTGACCGTAGGGAACTGCAAGTCCGACGATGGTTCTCTCTTCGGTCTCAACTAAACGCGCCTGAAACTCGCGTGTAATCATTTCAGACATCTAGTCCTTCTTTCGTTCTGACCTCTTCGGCGGTTAGGATACCTGCAGCGATTGCGGTCTGGTAGTAGTTGTAACGTGCTGCGACATCTGCCTTGAATAGATGCTCGAAGTCAAACTCAACTCGGTTGCCTCTAGGTAGACAGTTGCTAAGTGCGTCGGTAATTGCGTCGGTGTAAGCCATAAGTGTGTGACGGAAGAACACCTGGTTCTCATCTTGTAGGTTTGTGTAAGTGTCGGATGATCCTGGAACCGATGTGATTAGAAGCCTTGGTGGAATACCAAAGAGTCTGGCGATTGCCTGTGTCTGCTGATCTTGAACTTCGGTGAAGAGTGCGTCTCTAGGTGAGAGTGCGATTTGCTGGTAGTCAAAGCCATTAGCTAGAACTGCTACCTGACGGTTCTGTTGCTTGTTGTGCCAGTTGTTAGTAACTTCATCGGCTTCTGCCTTGTTCAACATCTGGTTAGTCTTTAGGACTCCGGTTGGAACTCCGGCTGCGGTGAACCAGTTCAAAGCGTAGTCGCGTAGATCTAGAGCTGCGCTTATGTCCTTGTAGCAAGAAGCGATAGGAGAGATTCCAAGTAAGTTACCGGATTGGCTGAATACTCTTAGGTGCTCGATTTCGCGCTTGGTGTAACGCTTGCCCATGTAGTCATAAACGATTGTCGAGTAGTCGATTGTGCCGTCTACCATCTTTGGATAGCTAGGCATAACCGCTGCAGCCGGAAGGATTGTTAGGTTGTTTACCTGACCGTTAGAAGAATATTGCTTATACCAATAAGCGTTGCCCTGGAGAGCTAGATCCACGACGGTCTGGAATAGGAAGTCTTTGCGGTTCTGATCAAGTGAAGGGTTGTTTACTAGAACCGGGTTTTCAACCTTTAGCTCGACGCCAGTAGCGTATCGGTAAGTGTTGATGGTCATCTTGCTAATCGGAGTTCCGATGATTTGAATAGCGCGATAGACGGCGGTAAGACTTAGAGCGGTGTTAGGTGTAACTATGCTCGGTTGTCTAGTTGGGATAGTTGGCTGAACGGCGCGAACCTCTGGCTTGCGTCCTAGTAGCCTGTCAAGAATAGATGCCATTTGGACTCAAGGATACCACAGACCACCGACTAGAACACTCCTATTGTTGCGTGTGGTGCGCGTGAAGAAACATAAAGTGCGAAGACCGTTGCCATTACTGCGTCGATGTCTCCAAGTGATTCTTTACGAGAGATGAACCAACTCTCTCCGGAGTATTTAGCAACCCCGTTAGGCATTTGAGCGACCAGGAGGGGATCGTTGTTATGCCTAACGGAGCCACTACTAAACATAGCAAAGACAGTCGAGCACGCTGACGAGACTTCTTTAGCCCATAATGTCCAGACCGGAATGCCAGAGTTTTTTAGTCTCTTAGCTAATCCTGGTAGCTGGCGATCATCCAACGCTATCGCTCGCGGACTGTGTCTGCTATAAAGCGATGTTAGCTCATTGAAGAGTTGTTGTTCGGTAGGTGCGACTAACGACATGACTAATTCGGTCTCGTGGATTCCCTCCATGTCGTTGGCATAAGCTATCGTTCCGTGTCCCCAGTTCGTAGTGATGTCTACCGAGAAGACTCCTCCTGTTAGGTTGGTAACTCCACGTCCGCTTGCAGCTCTGAACAAGTCTCCCGGTAACCATGAGTTAGTAGATCCTGCGATGAACTGATTTAGTCGATAACGTCTAGCTTCATGTTCCGGAATTGTTTTCAAGTCGGAGATGACTTGCTCCATGCCAATACGACCTGCAGCGACGGACGGGTTAGCTGCCATGATTGCCTTTGGGTCATCGACCTTAGCGTTCTCCGGTGCTTCCCATAAGAAGAAGCCAAAGCGTTCTAGATCCTTAGCTCCGTTAGCTGCAGCCTTGCCTGACTTGTAAAGGTCAATTAGAGTCTTCGAGTTTTGATCACCAGCTGTCGTAATTCCAACAACAATTCCGTCCTTACGCTGGGATGTTCCGAGAACCGCAGCTGACCACATTCCTTCTTTTGCAAGGTGTAGCTCATCGAACAAACAAAAGCTAATGGGGATACCTTGGAGTGCCGCTTCCTTAGCTGCCTTGACATCGTAACGTCCTCCTCCATCCGAAGTTACAATTCCTCGGGTCTCCGTTGCGCGCTTAAATCTTTTCTTCAAGAATGGGTTGCTATTGATCACGTAAAGCACGCGGTTGTAAACGATGTTCGCCTGATCGGTGCTCGAAGCTAGTGAGATGCATTGTGGCCCGACTTCGTGCATAAGCAAGCTATAGAGTCCAAGAATTGCAGCTAGTAATGACTTACCGTTCTGCCTTCCCATGCTTACGATTACCTGGCGATACCTAAGTCTGCCTGGGTAAGTTGGATGGTCAGCTGGATAGCGTTCGAGTATTGCCCGGAGCAACCACTTCTGCCATTCATCTAGTTCGAGGCCATCGGGACTCTCCGGGCTACTCCACGCGATCTTGGCAAACTCGATGAGCTTATCCCCGTCGGTTATGAAGTCATCCGATAGGGGAGGCGTGTAAGTAGTCGGGAGCTGGAGCATTAGCGAGTGAGTAACTTCTCCAGCGGGTCAACATCCACGTTAGAAGCGCCGAGGGAACGCTGTAACTCTAGGACTGTCTTCCGAAGCTCTGCAGCCGTGCTTGTGTTGCTTTGTTGGTCAAAGGACTGGGCCAGACGTAGGCACAAACCCGATAACACTTTTTGTTCAAGGTTAAGTTCCAGCGTTTCAAGCCAGTTCTTTATTGATTCTTCAATCATTCGTTGCATCCTTCCGGATAATTTGACTGTTCTGCGTAAATCCCTAGAGAAGCGTGGGGTGAAACGCGATACGCAGAAAAAACTGGGTAGGTGTTATTTGCCACTTCTTAGTCCTAGCTTATTCATTAGATTGCGTTTATGAATTGATCTCCAGTTAATTCGGAAGGATAGGAGCTGCCCCCTCCATCCATACCAACGCTTATATCTGGCGCGCTTGCTTTTGATTGGTCTAATACTTCGAGGCAATAGATCGTTGAGTGCCATCCCTACCCGCATCCATACCCCCTTACGCTTTGAAGCGTTCGTTTCGCCACGTGATTCTTTGAAGGACGCGGTCTTGCTTCCGTCCGTTGCATGAGCGACAGAGCGATTGTAAGTTGTTGATGTCATGATTGGGTTCCCCGTTGCCGGGTGGAACGATGTGGTCGATTGTCCAGTCTTCACCTTCAAGCTCCTTCGCACACGATGCACAGATCGGTTCCAAAACAGTCTTCGCATAGCTCCTTGCATTCCGCCACGCTGTCGTGTCGTGCCAACCTGCCATCTGCTAATCCTCTCAATGTTTCAAAGTCTTTGATTTCCCAATGTTCTACTTCTGTTATGACTTCCTCTAGTGTAAGGATGTCTCCTAGATCATGATGAGCATTCAAGAACTCTAGAACTTGTGTCCTTGCATACTCGACTCCAGCTTGGAAGCCTTTGGTGTATTTTGTTTTCATTCTTCATCCTTATCAAGAACGATTACGGTGATGCCCTTTGTGTCTGTGTTAACTGCACAGTTGGGGCAAGTGGTATGGTCTTCAATCTTGTATACCTCGTTGCAATATAAGCATTCGGCATTAGGTTTGAATCTCATCGAGTCTCCTCAACTATTCTCACAATGCGCTCTAGGTGATTGACATCGACGTTAGTGCTAATTACTGCGTCGTTTACTATGCCTTTGATGATCTCATCCTTTAGATGTTGGGTAGCTCCCTGCCATCCTTTGTTGTATTGATCCACCGAAGCTCTCACCATGATGTCTTTGAGCTGCTCTGCGTGACGATTGATTAGGTTCTGTTTTTCTTCTTCGTAGTTATCCATGTGTTTTTATTATCCTGACTGCCAGCGTGGTTAGTGATTCTGATAGTTGTGGTGCAGACATCGCCTTTAGGAATAGTGATCCAAGTGCGGGGCGAATGTCCTCGAAGTCGCTACTCCATACCAGGTTGTCATCCATGAGTAACCTCATAGCTTCAAACATGATGGCGTTGCGTTCTTCCGGTGATACTTTGCTCACTTGCTACTCCATTCCGCGATTAGGTATAGATACGCGGTTCCTGCAGCTAGTAATGCGACGGCTGGTTCGCCTACGATGTAAGCGCCGAAGCATGCAAATACGAATATACCTAGAGCCATAAAGACTCTCATTACGTCTAACATGTTGCCTCCTGTTTCTGTGTGGTAATTCAATTTTAGACTTTTGACTTCGCTGTCAAGCCGTGTCGTGGCTTTGTTATCAAACTGTTACGATCTCTTACCGCTTAGGACTATCTCGCCCCGAAGGCTAGTTCCACACTCCTGGCATAGATACCGCTGATACTTGGTGTTCCCGGTGAATCTAAATCCGTAGCGTTGAAGGTTATCGCTGCCACAATTACGGCAGGAGATTGGGTTGCCTTCGCTTACCCCTACATGTGGATGATTTCTTATCCATGGCAACAAGATGTAGTAAAGGTCAATTAGAAGGTTTACATCCTGAATCTGGTATTCCTTCATTAGCTTCCATGCCTTAGCATTCCCGGCCATGCAGTCCAACCAAAGCTGGAATCCGGTGTGTTGCACCTTAGCTCCAACTCCTAGCTTCTGGGCTACGTAGTCGAGTTTGTTGGATGGGAACTTGAATTGATTCTTTACGGTTCTCATTAGATCGAGTTCAATCCATGGGCTTGGTGGTAGATAGCCGTTCTCGATGAACTCTCGTTTGATGTGTTTGGAGTCAAAGGCTGCGGAGTTCCATCCGATTAGGACATCGGCTTCATCCATGACTTTGTGTAATTCATCCAGCATAGTTTTTTTACCATGATGGTGAACTGACTTGAAGATGACCTTGTCACTTCCAAGCCACCGTGCTCCCCAGCAGATTACTTCTGTTGAGCGTTCGATTTGATTGATTGCTATGTTCTGATCCCAGAGTCCCCAGACATGTGCCAGGTTTGGGGATGTCTCTAGATCTAGGAATAGTATTTTCATAGTTTCAAACTAGGCCTTTGCGTTTACGGTCTATGGGAGTGACACCCTGCGTTATCAAATCGTTATCAAAGGGAACTACCGTCACCAACACGCCTGATTCATGGTCATCCGCATAAGATTTGCGAACGTTTAGATCTACTACAAGATTGTCATTTACGATTACGTTGGCTGACTGCAGGGAATCTAGAACTGCCCTGGTTAGCTTATCGATGTCATAAGTTCCGGTTGCATACTGCCTGGTTACTGACTTAGGTCTTGTAAGCCAGAAGTGTATTGATACCGCGATGGCCGTTGGAAACGGGTTATCAAGTTCAAGCATTTTCATCTCGAACATGCGTTTCATGGTCTCGCGCCAGGCAGGGAGATCCTTGTTAGCTTCTACTAGAACTATGTGTTTACCTCTAGCGAATGCCTTCTTAGAACCTTGCGGTCTAGGGTCTCCAGCAACGAATAGTTGGAACATTTAGAACGGGAGATCCTTAGGTTCCCCTGGTGCGATGATGTTGATTACTTCTTCCAAAGCGGTTTTAGGTTCTGCAGCTCTCACAAGCTCCACTAGGCAATTGTTCAAAGAATGCTCAACTACTTGCTTAGTCTCTTGTCCGGGCTTGTTATAGGTTCCGACTTTGGTTCCGAGTGCTCCCTCGATCTTCACTTCATCGTCCTTCTTGTAATTGCTGGCATTGTCTAGCCAAGCTGTCCATAGTCGATTACGTGGTTCGCCTTTGAAGTCGTAGGTTTCCCAGACTCTAAGTCTTGGATATCCTTCGTTTACTACTTCGGCTACTTTTGCATAGATTACTGTGATTGCCATGGTGTTTTCTCCTTCTAGTGTTCTTTAAGTTTAAGTTAATTATTATTTACTTTTAACACGACATCCACGCCGTCCCGTGACGTCTTGGGTGACGCCCCGAGTAGTCGTAGGTGACGCCCCGTTCTGCCTTTCTTGACACCCCGTTGATTATGACTCAGACTACCGTCACAACCTTCCGGACAATCAAGTGTGATCCAGTATCGATTGGTGATTCTGTCGAATCGATAACCTTCTCCGTTATGCTGCGACATTTCAATTTCTCCGGCCTCGACTAGCTTCTGGAGATTGCGTTGAACTTGTCTAACGGAACACCCGGCTAATTTAGCCAGCCGAGTTTGAGACGGATAACAACCCTCTTCCGGGTCATTACCGATATGCCATGCCAGAGCCGTCAGGACGCTTCTAGCGGTTGCGGTGCTTGTGGAATGATGCAGGACGGCTGCAACGGCTTCTAGGCTCATTCTGTGCCTTCCTGGGCTATACTGGTGATTGCCCATCGTGGTTGGGTGACGCTTTCGCGTCGGGCTAGAAGTTTTCTGTGGCTTCTAGCCCTTTCCAATTTACTTGGACTTTAGCGAATCAGCCAAAGACTTTATGGCTTCAAGAACATCGTTATCAACTTGTGACTTTACGGCGGTTGCGTAGATCACTCGGAGAGATTCTATGTCTTTGTTAGCTGCAGCTTCCGAAGCCTCCTCGATGAAGTTGCGAGAATCTCTAGTTGCCTTGATCATCTCTTCACGGCTAGGACGGTTCTTGGATGCTGATAGACCTAGAGTTGCAAGTCCTCGACCGATAGCCGAAGTGCTGCAGTTCTCTAAGAATGATGAACGGTTGATGTTGCTAGATCCCCTGGTCTCATGTGCCCAATCAACTGATGCAGGTCTAGGGTCTTCCCGGTCTGTAAAGACCGAAGCCTGAACTACAACTTCGGTTTCATTGATTAGTTTGATTTCGGTGATGATGCGACCGTTTGGATACGTCTTCCAAAACTTCTGAATACGCTCTGATACCGGTTCGTAGTTGCTTAGGTCGAAACCCATTGGTGCCTCCTGTTATTTAGTGAACGTAATGAACGGTTTGCCATTACGGGCTTGTAAGTTGATGACCTTCTCGCCTTGGAATAGACCATACTTGACCCCATTCATG